CAAAGGAAGAAGGTGTCGATGAAGAAAAAAAAAACGACAACAGAGGGAATAATTCTAGGAACTCTGATGATGGTGGAAATTCTTCCGAAGGAAACGGGTCTGACCCGTCGCCTTCACCATCAAAAACAACATCTCGTACTTCTGATTCTGAGTCTGACGAGGACATAAAGAAACAGAAGTTGAGAGATGCTGTTCGAAAAAGTAAAATCGATGGAAATCTATTGATGGCAGGTGAACACGCAAAAATTGCTGGATTAGCTTGGATTGAGGGAAAACGTGAAACTTTAGAAAGTATCGTGAAATCCACAAAGAAAACTGGGCGAAAAGCGATTAGAATAGTGAAGAGGAAAACAAAAAAATTTTTCGAAACACTAGGCGTGCCATTTGCATTATTTGAAACTTTCTGTAAAAACAACCCTGTACTAGGAATGGTAATAAAGGGGGGTATGATTGCATTGCTTGCGGCTCTGGCAGCTGGAATAGCATATGCGATATGCAGAAGTCATCGAATGTACAATTATCGAAATGCTGGCGAGAAAGAAGCCAAAGTTGATTTTATCAGAATATTGGTTAAAATTGCCGGAATGACTGGGTTCATTCTAATGGTGATAGGGCTAATTGCTGATGGTCGAGAATTACTTTCTCTTGCGAAGGATATGAATTGGTTAAATTCAGTTGTACCTGTGAAGCCTGCTGAAAAAGATTGCAAAACCTACTGGGCGACTGGTAGATGCAATAAGCATGCTAACAATCAATGTGAATATGACCATGTCCACATCCTAGCGACAGTGGAAATGGGCAGAGAAACTGAAACAGATTTTGAAAAGGTTATGGGACATCTAGCTGAAAACAAAGGCAAAATAGCAGTTGGGTTATCAATTGCATGCGGAATTGTCGTTGGAGCAGCTTGGTCTTATTATCGACCTGTCACAGATGATTTTCTTGATACATATTGGTTAAGTCCCGATACGGAAAAACCAAAATTAATAGAAAAACAAAAAGTGCCGAGGTTGAATATGGCAAAAGCAAAAAAAGAAGGGAAGGAAATTCTAGAAGAGGAGCAATCCTCAAATGAAGATGTGACTTATGAAGCCGAAGAGCAGCCTGAAATTTCATCATGTACTGATGAAGACGAAAAGGCGGCGGAATTGGCAACACAGGAACTGCGACATAGAGAATTTACTGAACTTCTTGAAGCTGAACCAGAACCAAAACAAAATTATAACAAGGTTCGAGGCGAAAAACATGGATACGGAAACAAAGGAGCAGATGCTCACGCTGTTTCAAGAGCAGATCTGGATGCGATGAGAGCTGCCGAAGATAAACGCAAGGGTACGAAAACCCAAGGAAACGATTATGATTATATGACTATTGTCAAAGATCAAAAAGAAATTCCAGGCGTAACTAATCTACAGTGGTTGTTAAATCCAAATGATCAGCCTGACAAACAAACGTGGCTTTGCGCAGTTTGCGGACGTGCACACGTACAGAGAATGGGTCAAAAGGGTCGATTCGAATTGACACGGCATATTATGAAATCTCACGCGGAAGTTATACCTTATGTGAACTTTGATTCACGATTGCAGTATGATAGTAAAGATCCAATAGCGTTATTGGGTAATGAGGTTTTGAAAAGTAAAAATGGAAATCTATACCATGAATTCGTTTCCCGTTTAATTGATTATAAGACTGGTGAACCTCTTGTGCCAAAACAAGCAGCAGCGGGCGTTAAAGGCGCCACTGACACTAATGCGGCATGGAGATACACAGCAACAATAGCGATACATCTGAAGAAAACTTATCCACATCTAGATGCGGAACGATTCCCCTATTTGTTTAAACTTAAAAGGGATCTCGAGAGAGAATCCGAAAAGTTGGCAAAATCAAAAGAGGAACAACCCGCTAAAGATTTGAAAGAAATAGCAGAAAAACGCGAAAAAATGACGGAAGATGAGAAAAAGGGAAAAGAAGTCCAGCGTGCCAAGATGGAAAAGATTCTTGCGAGAGCGCGTGAAAGAGTAGCTCAAAAAGGCGATGCAAAAGCTGAAGGTAAGTGGTATCCAATGATACTCCAGTTAAAAGAGGAGTTGGAATTGATAACAAATACAAATGATGCGGTGCCCGAAGGAAAAGTAGAGCAACTCAAAATAGCTCTTAACAAAGAAAAACTACGAAGTAAAAATAATGATAAACGGAAAAAGGAGAAATCTGAGAAATCCGAATCAGAGAAAGGCGAGCTCAAAAATGAGGGTTTTCAAAAATTAACCCCCACGGAGATCGCGGGACATAGCAAAAACGTTATACCAATATTCAAACGAGGTGGGAGATACCACGAAGAAGATCGAATGTTCAATGCAACCTATGTAAAAATAGGGAAAGGTGACAAAATATCTTTAGTGGTGTTTACTCCAAAGTGGGATGTACAGGAAAACGGTTCTGGCTGTGTTTTTGATTCTCAATTACCAGTAGAATTTCGAGGTAAAGACAAAACAGTTAAATGCATAGATTTAACGGGAATGTGGCTCTTTGAGGGTGATTTCGCTTATATTCCTTGGTCAAAACTTAACCTTTATGGTTACAAGCCGAAAAAAGCGATAATTCCGGGTGTAGGAAAAGGTGCGTGTACTTTTGAAGCAGTTGTTTTAAAAAACGATAGGCCTTATATACAGAACGCAACTATGGACGGATACGTTGAAGGAGGGATTTTGCAACATTATGTTTCTACAACATTTGGACATTGCGGATCAGCGATCTGCATGGGGGATTCCGTTTGTGCGGTGCACAATAGAGGAAGAAACCAGCCAGGTGCAAATGAAGCTTTGTGCTTTACATCCAACCTACTTGAGTTTATCTCGGGAAACGTGTAAGCACCCGGAATCTCAGGGAGATTCCAGGCCCTCGTCTTCGGAAGGAGAGGTGGGGGTCGGACTACTCGGATGTGAATTATCGATATTCAACCGAGCATACACAATCGTTAGTCTATGCGGCTAACCCTTCACATACAAAAACGCATTACTATCGTGACTATGTTCGAGATATGGACATAATGGAGCGGGAATTGGCATATGATGGAGTGAACCCAGATCGTGAAAACGTGTGGAAATCAGTTAATCGTATGTTTACAAAACCAAAAGTTTCGTATAATCCTAAAGATTTTAATCGGGCAAAACGAGTAATTAAGGAAGTATTACGACCATTCTTTTTAGAAGGGTTACAATATTCTCCTGAAATCACTCCGGAAGCTGTTCCGGGTGCCTGGTGGAAATACTACGGATTCAAAACGAAAGATGAGGTCCTGCGCCATCCATTGTTTTGGAAGTCACATATGGAAACTAGAGCTGGACATCGTAAGTACTCACCGTACACGTGTTCAGGTAAACGCGAGTTTCTCAAAAAAATTGAGCTAAAAGAGAAGAAAATTAGAACGTTTCTGATAGCACCTCTGGAGCTTTTGTTGGATGAGAAGTTTCTATATGGGACCCAAGACAAAAACATGAAGAATTACCATCCGGGATGGATCCGTTATGGATTGGATATGCATCATGGGGGGTTTGATCGGTTCATTAAAGGACTAATATCAGATTTCCATGTTGAATGGGATATTTCCGGTTGGGACAGACTTCTGTCCATTTTGAAAGATGTCATGGAACTCAGAAATGAGTGTTTGGCGGAGGCGCTGGGACCATCGATGTGGGAACAGATCAAGCCGATAGCTGAGCGCGTTACTGAGGCGGTAGTAAACCATGAGTTGTTGTTACCTAATGGTGACGTGGTACAATGGGACTGGTCGCAAATGTCCGGAGACGGAATGACGACAAGTAACAACTGTATTGCTCATGCGATTATATTTGCCTATTTGCTTATACAGGCTTGTCCTGAAGCAAAAGACGATGAAATTAAAAAACAGTTGGCTAATTTATATGGAGACGACGTTTTAGCAGGTTTGCAAAACAAGTTCTCTAAAGTAAAAAGCGAAGACTTTGTCAATTCTATCTATGGGCAATTTGGAATGAGTGTTAAAAAAGGGACTTTTAAATGTCAAGATTCACCTGTTGGTATGTCTTTTTTAGGCGCAACCACACGTGTTTTTTATCATAGAAAGAAACCTTATTTCGTTCCTTCTTATAGTCGCGACCGTATACTCACTGGCCACGCTTGCAGCTTGGATCCATTGGATTTGGACTCTGAGATCATGAAACAGTACTCACTCCTTGAATTGGGGTGGGATGATTGTTATGATGAAATCAGTAAGTACATAATCTATTTATTAAAACGACCAGAACAAAGTTCCGTATTAACAGCCTTCAGATCGGTAGGATTACCGTCACGGGAGACTTTAAGGAATAGATGGGCTGGGCTTTTGGATTCGAGTTAGGGCACTTTATTTTTTTTAGTGCCCGCTTAGGCGGAGGAGGTCGGCGTGAATAAAATTATGGCGACAACAAATGGTTTAGCGGGTCGAATGCCCCGTAAAGCAAGAAGCATTTTAACAAACTTACTCAAAGAGAAACAAATTACACCCGAAGGTAACTGTTTCCTGATCGCAGCTTGTGATCCCTTTCATGATGAGCCTATAGATGGGTTGAAGGGTTATCCGGATATGACCGCTTGTCGGTCAAATGTCCAGGTTGTAACTCAAACAACTTCTATTACGTCTCCTTTTGATGATGGAATCACACCTTGGGATATGCATGTTCCGTTCATGCCTCTGACACCGTGTTTCACTCAAGACTATACAGTAAATGGAAAGAAAGTTCCATCGAAAGATGAGGAAGAAGTGATAAACATGAAAATAGAGGGTAGTGTGGATAACATTATCTACAAGAAAAATTTGCGAACTATGGAAAAAGGTCGCCGTGATGTCGTTTTTACAAGAACGGCGTTAATGCACGTTCCAGATGATGCTGAAGATTATTTCTTTAAAGCGGATGAGGAACATTCTAAATTGACGATGGAATACATTCGGTTGGATCCAAAAGATCCACGAATAACTCTGTCAAAACCTGATCCTACGGATAAAGGAAAGACAAATGAGTTTGATCGCGGATTTCGAAATCGTCGAAAAGGAAAGGTGCACAATTCCCCGGACACTGTGGTAGAAACTAATTATTTCAGATCAACAGTGTCTGCGGCCGGTGATTTATCACAATCGGGTTCTGGTCTGCAAGTTGCAGGCGGATGGAATGTTTTCTGCGTTGGAGTTGGGGAAGATTGGCAAACAGCATCAGATGGTACAGATAATGATGAAGTAGCAATCGATCCAACATACACTTCCGGTGCCTGGAGATTGATTTCAACGGGATGTGAAGTGGTAAATACAACAGCAGAACTGTATAAAGGAGGGTCAGTAACGGTTTTTCGAAGTCCGTCAATAGCACCCGCCTGTTCAGTTAACATAACAGACGTAGCAACACTCCCCTGTCGATCGATTGGATTGTTACCGCCTTCAACTCAAAATGAAGCGGCATTATATCCTGATTCGAAAACATGGGGCGCGGAAGAGGGATCTTATCAGGTCGCCACCCTAAATACTAAGGATAATCCATACTACACACCTGTTCCAGGAGTAGCTGGTATGATTTCACCTTCGTCCTATACGGACTTAGAAAATGCAACCGGATGGTTAGGGTATTTTCCTTTTAATGGGGATGGTGATCCAGTTCGAGGATTCACTTCGTCTCTTGCTAGTGGTTTGCCTTATGATTGCGTTGGTTCAGTGTATTCTGGGTTGAACCCAAACACAACAATGCAAGTCACAACAAGGTACTACTTTGAGAGACATCCAACAATAGCAGATCCAGATCTGTTAACACTTTCTCAACCTTCTGCACCATATGACCCACTTATTCTAGAGATACTTTCAAGAGTAACTCGGGAATTGCCAGTGGGGGTAATGGTGAAGGAGAACCCAATGGGTGAGTGGTTTAATGATGTGCTTGAATTCGTCGGTGAATGGGGCCCTAAAATTGGCAAAGCTCTCGGAAACGTAGGCGTACCAATGGCTTCAATGATCGGCGGAGGATTGGGAGGACTAGCAAACTCCCGATTAAAAGCGCGTCAAAAGACCAACAATCAAAATGCACTAGTAGCTTCGTCGGCCGCTGAGAAGAAAGTCAAACCTCGTGCATCCGAGCTATCTATGGTAGCTAAACAGGGTGTTGGAGGAAGACAAATTAAAGCACCGTGGGTTCCCCACGGCGTGCCGACTGCGAAAAGTGCAAAAAACAAGAAACGGAAACTGAAGAAGCAGCTCAAGAAATTGAGCGCCTAGTTGAGCCCGCGAAACGGGATTCTGAAGACGGATTCAATCGATTTTGTGAGACACCTGTGTGTCTCGTAGATATTGAGGACGTTGGTGAATATTATTTTCCAAACCCATCTTACGAATTTTCTTTTGATAAACTTCTCTGTAATTGGGACATTGGCTATGAACGGGAAGAAATTCCTGATGACGCTGATGACCCCTATCGTGTAGGAGTTGATGAGAGAGATACTTTTGATGATGGAAATATGGATGACATATATTCACTCGACGACCATCTGTTTTCGGACGATGACTAGAGCTCGGAAGTTTCCAGTTCTTAACCTTTGGTAGGTATATAAGTATCCCCCGCTGAGAAGCGGAGTAATAAATATCTAGTTGCTTGTCTAAC